TGCCTGAAACAGCAAAATTCACGGCAAGTGCATATGATGCAGTAAAAGAAGGCATAACAATCAGCTACAAAAACACATCAGACCCGCTGAGTACATTTGTAAACAACAAACCTGATGCAAAGACAAAACTTTTCGTAAGCTTTGAAGGCTACAGAACAAGTTTCGAAGTTAAAAACTTTACAATCAAGACAAAAGAAACAGCGGTAAAACTTACTCCAAGCAGAACAGGTACAAAATACAGAATGTCTGTAGGTGGAAACAGCCCGATAACATTGATGGACAGTAAAACAAAAGAAGTTATCGACCTGACAAACTGTACTGTTAAAGTTGATGAAGAATATGTATCATATTCAAAGAACGGTACGGAACTTACAATCGTACCAAAACTTACAGACGGCAGTTTTATTGTAAATGGTAGGGCGGCAACTAATTATACTGCAAATGTAACTGTACAGGCAGCAGACTGGCTGAGAGAAGTAAAGGTAACTCATAAATTTACATTTGATACCAAAACAGTACCGTCAGTTAAATTCAAAACAGGCACAGTTAAGCTTAACCGTGCGTTCGACACAGCAGCAGAAACTGTAATAGTGCCAAATCTTGAAAACTGTGCATCTCCTGAATGGACTGTAACTGCAATACCTTCACCGGCACAGAAGAAAGATATTGAAAAATTCAATGCAGAAGCTGCAAAGCTGAAGATTTCAACTGATGGCTGGAATGTAAGGGCAGAATTTGACGATGCAGACAATACACCTGAAAAAGGGAAATATGCATTCCAGTTTACAGGTACGGTTGACGGAGTTGAACTTAAAGCTGTAACACTTACAGTAGATGTGTCTGAAACATTGCCGAATGTGCAGTTGTCTAAAACAAGTGTAAAACTTAACAGAGCACTGAAAGATGATACAGTAATACCATTTAAAGCAGTGCCTGCAGGTTATGAACTTACAGGAGCAGAAATTACAGCTGCTGCTGATAATGCACTTACAGAAAGTGATATTTCGGTAAAATATGAAGACGGTAAAGTTGTAATAAAAGCGCTTAACAATGATATTACAGCCGGCAAGTATAAATATAATGTATTGCCAAAAGTGAAGCTGAGCGGCATAGAATACAGCAAAGAGTCATATGTGGCAAAAGCACAGACAATAACAGTAGATGTGTTCAGCAAAGAAGTAAAAGATATAAATGTAACATACACAGCAAAAGGCAAGATAGACCTTGTGGCAAGAGAAACAGGTATAGTATATACACTTACAAAAGGTACAAACTTTGCATATGAAGCAGAAGATGTAGATACAGCTACATTTGCGCTTACAGACCATACAGACAAGTTTGATATAACATATCTTGGCACAGATGCAAAAGGTCAGCATATGGTGGAAGTAACAGCAAAACCAGAAGCACAGCTTAAAAAAGGTGTAAAATACAACCTTAACATATCAGTAAAAACTGATGATATGGATGAAGCGGTAAAGATGGTAAAAGACGTTACAATAACTCCAAACCAGAGTGCAGTTAAAGTTGTTGCAAAAGGCAGCACAACAATTTACCAGAGCTACAAGGGCACAAACAGCCTTACAGTAAAGGCAACAAGCCCTGCAGGTGTAAAAATCAAGAGTGTAACAATTGATACAAAAGCAACAACAGTGCCAGAAGGAGTAAATGTGGTGATAAGTGACACACCAAACCCTGACGGCAGCTGGGATGTAAACTACACATTGATAAATGCATCTAAAGTGAAGGTAAACAGAACCTACAAACTTGCACTTAAAGTAATGCCTGAAGGCGGCGATGAAACAGTTAAACCAACTGTGGTAAATGTTACTTTGAAAGTTAAGAGATAACAGTTAACAAAACAAAAAGCGACTATCATCTGATAGTCGCTTTTGTGTATTTTATAGTGTCGGTGTTGACAAAAACAGGGTGTTTTGCTATTATAATTAAGTAATCATTCGGGGGCGTAGCTCACTTGGGAGACCAAGTTAGCTAACTTCACTACCCCGAAATTACATATAAATATGGGGCATTAGCGCAGCTGGGAGCGCATCACACTGGCAGTGTGGGGGTCAGGGGTTCGAATCCCCTATGCTCCACCATAATGATTGTTGAACTAACAACTTTTATAGACCTTCCAATAAAAAAGTGTGCAACATAAAATACAACAATCATAAAATAATCCTGCAGAAATGTGGGATTATTTTTTTGCTAAAAAATAGGGTAGACGTTTATAAAATCTACCCTATTTAAAATAGCAACAAAAAGAAAAGACCGCCTTTAACAGCGGTCTAATCTACGAGCTTATATATCTTGGAAAAATATATACAATTATTGTAGTATGAAAACAAGCAATTGTCAAACATTAATTGCTTGAGATTTTTGAAGTTAGAACAGTTCCATCTAACTTTGCATATTTAATACTATCAATATATTCAGCAAATATTTTGTCGCACTGTTGACACTTATCCATAATCGCCTTGTCGACATTATCTTTTTGTTCGATAGTAATGTTATATGTTTTAACTTGATTGTATACCATTTAACTTCCACCTTTCTGTCATATACGATAAACTAAAATCAGGAATAATATATTGCACAATTTCAACAACTTTATTTTTAACAAACTCTTCATCAGCGCTTTGCCAAAAATAATGAACCATTTCTTCCAAAAAGATAAACATCATTGCATACTCTGATTTTAATTCTCTAATCGGCTCCATTCTATACATGGCTAAACTAAATTGATGTCCCCGATTTGTTGGACTTTTTTCATATAAACTTATCTCTCCATTTAATGTGAAGATTATATTGAATGAATGAAAGACCGTGAGATTTATATTCTCTTTAACCAGTTGATGTGCAAGAATGCGCATACTCTCATTAAAAATAACCGCTTCTCTCTCTGATAAGTGACAGTTGGTCAACAATGTAATTATCTTATCAACTATTGGTGGTTTTATCATTTGTATAGGGAAAGAAGTATGGTCTTTTAAAGTCATATAAGCGTCTCCAATTATTTATTTACTTTATTATATACTAATAATTGGGAAATTTCCATACATATGTACAATAATTTTATCAACACAATAAAAGAGCCGCCTCATCAGCGGCTCTTTTTACTTTTTATACACTTCAATAACGTGCAATTTTTCCATCGCTGGCTTCACGGTACTCTTCATAAAACCATTACCACCAGCATCTTCATAATCCTTATACAATTCCCAGAAAGCTTCTGCTTCCATATTTGTCCACGACTGTGATGGATTCTTTTCCGGGCTTGTATAATAATTGTAACTTTGAAGCAGCTTGTCTCTCAACTGATTTCTTTCACGACGCTTATCGTGTTCTTCCATAATTTCAAGACGAGCAATTATCTTATTCATCATATCACGGAATTCCTGGATTTCACCGCGGGTTTCCTGTATCTCATTATGTAATTCTTTTTGCACCGCAATGCTTTGTCTTCTATATTCCGGATACTTCTGTGTTTCTTCGTAAGCTACTTTAATACGGCGGTCTTTTTCTTCCTGTTCGTCGTGGTGTTTGACAATTTCATCGTTCCATTTATGATAAAGCTTATAAATGAAAAAGATAGCAATACACCAGACGCCTACCTCCGCCAATGTAATGTCCCCGAATATTTGGACAAATGCCTCATATCCTTTCAGAAAACGTCACCTCCCTTAGTGATGTTTTCGACATCACATTATTCACCTTTAATGTATTCTGAAATAGCCATATTTTCTTCAATCTGTTTTTCAAGCCATTCCAGTGCGCCATCTACATATTCTTTAAATGTTTCAAAGCTAACAAAAGTCTTGAGCCAAGGGAATTTAGTAAGTGCTTTATCATAAACCATACGAAGTTTGAGTTCGCCTGTACCACTGCCCAAAGCTCTTTCAGCTTCAGCAACAGCAAATTTAAGCCATTCTTTGAGGTCGTTAATCTGTACTTTAGTTGGTTTACTAAGCCAATTCTGTACACCATTAAATACGAAAACAATTGTTGCAGCAATCACAACCCAGATTGCCCAGTTTTCAAGAAAAGTCTGAATAAGTTTCATATTATTCTCCTTTCAACCAATTTAAAAATTGTTCAAGGATTCTGATAAACCCTTTTGTGTTTGCAGTAGACTGTTCGCCTTTAAAACGTTCAATCTCTGCTTTAAGTGCATCACGTTCAACAATAAGTTCTTCACGGGCACGTTTAAGATTTTCAACTGACTGGATAGCCTGTTCACAGGTTACTGCAGCAAAATCAAGTGCACTCTGCAATTCAGCATTTTTAGCTTCAAGGGCAGCTTTGTCACCCTCAAGCTTAACAATTTTTTCGTTCAACTCTGTGTTGGAAGATTCAAGAATAGAAATCTTTGCTTTATTATCCTGATTGATTTCTTCAACAATTTCATAAGCTGCAATTTTCATTGTGAGCTCTGTCTGAACAGATGCCAGCTGTTCGTTAAGACGGTCAACTTCGGCCTGAACTTGTGCATAGATTTCAGCGCCTTTTTCATATTCTGCACACTTGTCTTCAAGTGCTTCAACCTGTGCAGAAAGGTCATTGATTGCACAACGCAGTTCTTCACATTCGTCACAAGGTTGCTGTTCTGGCAGAGCAGGTGTTTCAATCACCTGAATGATTTCACATCTGTCTTCAAGGATAACTACATAAACAATTGTGCCATCCTTTTCGATTTCAGCCCATTTAAAGTTGTTAATTTCGCCGCCTGAAATGCGTTTGATGTTGTAAGTTGTATCAACTGTGAGCTTACCTAATGGGGCATTTACGTCCGTTGTAGAGAAATATTCACAGTTGGATTTTGTAACCTTGTACATACCGTGGAATATCTGCCAGCCTGAGAGATATTCACCGTAGAGAATATTCTTATCAAGTGGTTCACCTGCAAGACCGAAGTCAGCACCATCATCGCTTGCATACTGCCAGATATAGCAGTCACGGTCTGGAGCACTGAGGCCTGGGCGAGCATACCAGATATAATAATCCGGGTGAGCATCAAAGAAAGCCTGACCATACCAGTTATCCCAATAGTTTTTATTTGTGTAAACACCTGTAGCATAACCGCGAGCTTTAATCTGTTCACAGTAAGCTTCAGTCATTGCACGCACTAGTTCAGGTGTTGGTATAACTCCCTGATTTACACAGTAATCATAAGAAAAGCCTTCCCAGTCGCAGAACACAGGAAGACTCAGTTTTTCAGGTGTAAACCCAAAATTTTCAATTGTATCAATAATGTAATTTGCTTCAGCTTTTGCATCCTCTGCATTGATAAAGTAGTTGGCAGGGAAGAAACCTACTTTCAAATCACCAGTATCTTTCAAATATTGTTCGAGATTTTTGTCAACTTTTGCAGAACCTACGCAGGCGCGATGAATAACAAATTCAGCTTTACCATTTGCTACGATTTTTGCCATAGCACCAGTACTGCGGTTGTCTGAAAGGTCGACACCATATCTTACATTGTCCATTTCCTTTTCCTCTCCTTCGCGTATCCATTTGTAGCCGCCATCATTCAAAATCTGCACGTCTCTATCAAGAATAAATAAGTCATAAAGATGTGCCTGATTTTCGCACACATATGTACCTTGGGAGTTTTTAAATTGACTACAGTTTTCCCATTTACCTTTACCAGCTTCAATGTGTACATGAATAGCAAATTGGTTTGGATTTCCAAAACCCATGCCACCTTCATCATAAAAATGCTCACCTTGCATTACAATTTGACCTTCATGAACATTAAATTCACCATCGTGAATGCATAAAAGACGAGCATAATCTGATGTTCCATCGGCAAATAAAACAGGTTCTATGCTTTCCATATAAAGTTCACCTGTTGCATTTTGTCTGCGACGTTTTACAATCATGTCACAAGGGCAGTAGAGTTTATCGCTGCCTGTATCTTTACCACCAAAGTCGATGGCAAACGAACCCGCGTGTGAATAAGTGGACAACTCCTTTTGTGTCACACGTAGATATCTCATTGGGAATTTAAACTTCTGCATAGCAACCTCCTTTAATTATAAAATAAGGCTTTGAGACCATGCCCAAAGCCTTTTATACACTATCGCATCAACCAGCCATAATTTCTTCTGCTTGCGCCTGTGTAATCAAACCTTTTTCAATATATACAGACAAGTTTTTAATTTTGCCAGCTTTATATAAAACTTTTAATCTTTCAAAAATCATAATTATACCTCCATAGCCATAAGAAGTTCATCAATTGTTGCAATTGCTTCTTCATTTTCAATTTCGAGGTCTGATTTTTTATACAGTTTTACTGTAATTGTTTCATCATCAATTGTGATTTTACCTTTGATATCATAACCAACATAGGTCTTCTGTTGTGCTGGAATTATTTCATAATGGTCAATTACTACATTACCGTCTTCATTCAATTCCTCTGCATCTGATTCTATTCATATAGTATTTTCTTTAGGTGTTGTAGGAACTGTTTCTCCGCCTACAACTTTTAAATCTAATACACCATTTCTGCTAAGAGGAACTGCTTTATGTATTGTTGCCATAATATTACGCCTTTCTTATTCTATAATTTCTTCATCTAATGTACATACCAAGTCTGAACCATAGCAACGAGGTGCAGATATTCTAATATATGCGGCATTAGTTAAATAGCCTTTGAGCGTTGTATTTGTTATATTCGCAGGGTTAACAGTCCATATATATGAAGTTTTTCCATCATAAGTTTTTATGGTTGCATGTTGTTCAATCGTACTCATTGTTGATATGCCTGAACCTGCTAGGCCACCAATATGTGCAAATGAACTATTGTAACACTGAATATACCAACCAGTATGACTCAAATTATTAGACCATGAACCACAAATCCTTATAATTTCATCATTATAAGGGATAAAGCCTGAACAAGTACCACCTTCAGCGTCTTGTGTCATTGCAGTTTCAGCACCACTACTATTTAATCTATACCCCCATTTATAACCTGTACCATTATAAATAGTTCCACTAGAATCTATTGAAGATAATACTTTATTTATATAAGCTGTCGCATATACATTAATTACAATATCTCCAGATACACTTGGAATGTAAACGGATAAGTGACCTTCACTAGATGACGATGGTGTAACATCAGAACCGCCCATGGTAACACTACTACTTCTGATTTTATTGCTACCTGTTGGTGTGATAGTAGTAGTATATGATTCGCCTTCTGATACGAGAGCTGGTGTATTATTAGCTGTAGCACCTGTAAGATTATATGTAACACTATAGTAAATGCCTTCGTAAGCCAATGCTCTATCAAACCCTGCACCATAGCAGAATGCATTTACAGTTTTTTCACTAGTATCAATTACATATATACAAAAAGAAGTATCTTTTGCACTGTTGGCTGTTTTGTTATAAGTGGTAGTATCACCAAACTTTGAACGAATGTCTTCACTATAAGATGATGACCCATATTCATTATTTCTATAGAAATAAGCATTAGGTGTACCTATACGCACAATTTCAGTTTCACCTACAGTACCTGTGATAAAGTTATGAGTATGCCCATGAATATTACATATTAATTTTGCAAGATTTTTACCACTAAAATTGTAACTCACTGTTGCACCATCTATTGTCACACTACCGCTTGTACCTAAATTATAAGCATCTAAAACATTAACAACTTTACCTATAGTTGCATCCCAATGTAATGGATGATGTGTCAACAACAGAATATTCCATCCTGATTTAGCACCTACATCGGTCAATGTTGATACAAGCCAACTGTATTGGTCAGGGCTAATGTAACAAGCACCGTGTGAGTCTGATGTTTTATCTCTAAGGTCAGAGGTGTTCATAAAGATAACTCTTGTTTTTTTATCGGTTAAATCCATATAACAGTAACCCCTGTCAGCATTAGATGAAGGTCGTGTTACATTTTTGTTAAATCTGCCTACATATCTGTACAGCAAATCACCTGAAAGCCAAGCATCAGCGTTATAACCTCTGTCGTGGTTGCCTTCAATTACAACGTCAGGTGAAAGAATACCCATTGCTCGTCTGGATTCCAATAAATTAATTTGATGTGCTTCTCTTGTATCGCTGCTTGTACCAGCAGAAACATCTCCAAGAACAGCAGTGAAATCAACAGGTATTGTTTCTTTAATTATTCTTGCACCATTCATTGCACTGTTTAAACCTGCCATTGTAGTGGCATTTGTAGTTAAAACGTGCGTATCAGCTAAGGCAATGAAACTAATAGTATTATCATTCATAGCAGCTTTTGCCAAGTTTGCAACTCTTAAAGCCTCAGTTTCAACGTAATCTGAGTAGCTATGAGTAGCTGGACTTAAAGAAGCAATATCAATTACCATTTGTTCAGGTTCAATATCACCTGCAATACCCGTTCTATCACGAAGAGAGTCAGCAATTGAAGTTAATGTTGTTTCGTCTATAATGTATTTACCCATTAGAATCCAACTCCTTCCGCTTGTGGTAATACTGCAAGTACTTCTGAGGCAAGATTTGCTTTGGTTACATAAGTATCAGCAATATTGTTGCCGTTTGCATCTGCTGTGGCTTTTGTCGCAGTACCTACAAAATTTGTCGCTGTAAGTGTGCCCGTGCTTGGATTTGCATATATATTACTATTCATATATGTTGCACCAAAATTATCTTGTCCATATGCTTTACTTGCTGTACTAAGTAACAGTGGGTAATCAGTATTAGACGTTGTTAGATGCTGAGTTACCCATTGGGTAACGCCTATATCTACTGATGATGTCGAACCATCGCTACCTGTAAGTGTAATTGTTGATAGCGAATTCGTTGGCATGGATAAAGCATAAGTCGTATTGGAATCCGCCTTTGCATTTAATTCTTCTTTTGTTGCATAGGTATTTGCAATTGATTCTATATCTTCTTGCCATCTATCAATAGAAATCAAATGGTATTGTGAACTATATATGAATGTCGCAACATCACCAGCTTTAATAACACCTGCTGTAATAGCCTTTCCTCTATAGTAGATAGATTTTGCACCCTTACTATTAATATTTAAAGTTGCTGAAGCAGGAACTGCATTAGTAAACTTAACAGCTACTATACCACCTGTAGTTAAAGTATAGCTTGATAATGTACCTACTTTAGCAACTGTAGCTGCTGCGGTAGTACATGTTGCATAACCATGACCTAACTTAACATTAGTATAGGTTGTATTAGTATCATAACTATTTGCAATCCAAACCCAATGAGTGCCATTGAACATGTAAGTAGTTACACGATTTGCATAACCTGTATAAGCTGTTCCATTGCTAGTATACTCTGCATTATTATACCAAATTGGATATGCACCTGTACTATTAACATTAAGAGTTACATTAGAAGCAGTATTGGATACAGTAAACTTAACCATGATAACGCTACCAGTAGTTAGTGTCCAGTTAGTATTACCTGATAAAGACACTACTTTTGCAGCAGTCGCAGCAGCTGTAGAGCATGTGCCATATGCAATATTTGTATTATTTAACTTAGCCTTGTCTTCTAAAGACATAAGACCATCAGCTGTTGTAGTAGCATTGTTATAAGTTGTATCTGTGAATTTTGCATCACTTGGAACAGATTTACCCAAAGTGTAAGTTGTTTTAACTGGGATGCCATCAGCAAAATAAACGGGTTGTGTTTCAGAACCAGCATTAGCATTTAATTTATTAGCACTTGTTGCCGCACCACCAACACTAGAAGAACCAGCGTAACTATGTGTATGACCACTTGCAGCCTTACTATCCAACTGTGATTGAATACTAGAAGTGACTTCTGAGAGATACTGCAATTTCGTAGCATCAACAAGAGAATCGGTAACTTTACCTGTAGTAGTTGTAACTACAACTTTGCCTGCTTCTAAATTTTTGTCTAACACACTTGTAATAGCACCAGTGATTTTTGATTGTTTTGCATCCAACTGTTCCTGAACACTAGCTGTAACACCATCCATATAATTAAGTTCGGTGGCCGTAGCTGTTAAATCTGTAATGTCAGCAACTTTATGTGTATGACCAGAATCTGCTTTACCGGCAACAGTCTGTGCTAATGCATCCAACTCTGTCTGAGAAGCGCGAGAAGTATCAGTTGGGTGAATGTGGTCTGCTCTAGCAACACTCGTAGAAGTGCCAAAAGCAGCTGTCCCATTCATTTTAGGTTCATTAACGGAATCAAATGTTACGTGAGTACCGTGAGAAGCGGCAGCTTTACCATCAAGCGCACTCTGCAATCCACTTACGTCTGTAATAGTATGAGAGTGTAAACTATCAGCCTTGTCAGCGAGCTTTGTATCAATTTCAGTCTCAGTATAATATCTGTCATCATGACTATGAATACTTGTAGCATAATCATGCGTATGTTCTTTATCTGCCTTATTGTTAATGGAAGCTGTCATTGCAGCAGCAGCTTCAGCATCACTTGTAATATAAGCTTGAATTTCTTTTAATGTATCTTTTGTTCCTTCTGAAATTGCATTTTCATTAAAGAAATAATCAACATCTTCTTTTACTTTGGCTAAAGTAATCGCCAATGTTTCACCAGCTGTTTTATCATAATAACTGTCATCATGTTTATGCTTTGAATCTGACTTTTGAGCAATTGCCGCACTGAGTTCATTGCTTAATGCGTTCAAATTCAGTTGAACTGCATCTGCTGCACCTTTTACATCGTAATCATCGTCATGTTTATGAGTATTATCTGATTTAGACGCCAACTGTGTATCTAATTCTAATGATGATACTAATTTGATAGCATCAGACTTAGACGTTCCTCCAACGTAAACATTACCAGAATACCAAGCATTGCCATCCCAATCTAGTGTATGGGCGTTGGAACGTTCTGTATCAGATGCACCATTACCTACGATATGAGCATAATTATCTGCACTTTCTATACTATTATATTTACCTTGTGTATGCTGATAATTGCCGTCGGCTATTGTACCATAACCTTCAGCATGTGTAGCAATCTTATTTGCCTGAGTATGGTATCCTTCAGAATGAGAACCTGACCCTTGAGATATTGTTTCATAACCTTCGGCATGAGAACCATCGCTCAATGCTAATGTATTTTGTCCCTCAACATGAGATTTCCCGCTTTTAGCTAAAGTAAATTTACTTGTATTCCATGTTTCAATAACAGCAGTATTGCTTGTAGATGTTGTAATAGTATTAGGGAGCGAATTTGAACTATATCCCTCCGCATGAGCACCACTACCAAGTGCCGATGTAGCCCTGCCTTCTGCATGAGCACCGAACCCAGCAGCTCTAGTGCCCCATCCCTCTGCGTGTGCCCAGCTACCATCAGCAATATTATTTGAGTTATTAAATATTTCGGCTCCAGTTCCTGTGCCAGCTTTACCTATAAGACTACTAGAATCAGCTTTTGAACTAAGTTTACTATCTACTTCTGATTTATCATAAACATCGTTAGCTTTAACATAGGTATCATCATGGTTGTGCTCTGCATCAGCCTTTTTATCAATTTCTGCTTCCAGAATGTTCATTGCTGTACTTACAGCATCAAACTCTGCATCAATAACCTTGTTCTGAACAGGATTAGTTGAAGTAGAGGAGAGGGCAGAGTCAATTGTGTGGCTGTGATTTTTAGGAGCAAAAACCTCGCGAAGATTTATCAAAAACTGCCCAAGAGCTTCTAAACCGGCATATTTATTTTTATTTTCATTTGCCATTTATTTTCTCCTTTCGGTTAAATAAAAAGCCGAGCATCTGTATATTTGCGCATTATATACAGAAACTCAACTGAGTTTATTTACTGCTTTCCAAGTGTGCAGTTCACTATAAAATAATAGGAGGCTCGTAATTGAGCCTCCTATTTTTATTGTTTTGACTTTACAGTCTCAAAGCTATCAATTAAGCAAAAAGAGCGTTAACTTCATCAACTGTGATTGCAGAAAAACTGTTGATTGCAGATGTGTTTGCAGCGATTGCTGTTTCATTTGCAGCAATTCTTGCTACAGCAGCTTCAAGGTCATCAGCTTCAGCTTTGTCAGCAAGTGTTGTATTGATTGTGCCAATTGCTGTTTCATTTGCAGCAATTCTTACTACAGCAGCTTCAAGGTCGGCCTGAGAAGCTTTAAGAGCGATAGCAGATGCATTAGCTTCATGTGCAGCTTTGTTTGCAGCAGCAAGAGCTTCAACAGCATCCATTTCAGACTGAAGTGTGTCGATTTCGCCTTCAGCTGTACCTACGCGGCCTGTGAGGGATGTTACATCAGAAGCAAGAGCATGTTTTGCAGATTCTGTTTCAAGAGTTGCAACACGAGCTTCAATCAGAGCATCTTCATCGTCAGCATATTTTTTAGCAGCGGCAAGAACAGCTTCGTCTTTTGTATCAGCATTTGTACCTGCTGTAGCAATTGCTTCTGCTTTTGCATCAGCAATCATATCTTCTACAGAACCTTCGCCATCGCCGAATTTGCCTTCAAGAACATCAAGACGGCCTTTGATAGCTGTGTCTTCGCCCTGGAGAGCAGTGATAGCTTCACCGTTAGCTGTTACTTTGCCGGAAAGTTCTGTTACTACAGAAGATTCAGCTTTTGTACCGATTTTGCCTTCGAGTTCTGCTTTAAGAGCAGCATCAGCACCAGCAAAGTCGTGGTCTGTTGCAACGTGGTCTGCGATAGCTTTTGTATTAGCAGCAATATCTTTTACCATTTCATCAGCAGCAGCACCATCAGTGTCAATATAGTTCTGAATTTCAACTAATGTATCTAATGCATTTTTAAGGTTTTCGCCTTCGCCTTCATCTTCAGCAGCACCTACAAAGAATGCTTCAACTTTTTCAAGTCTTTCATCAAGACCAGCTTCAACACCAGCAGCACGTTCTGCTTCAGCTTCAACAAGACCTACGATGCGAGCATCTTCGCCTTCAAGAGCCTGAACTTTTGTATCGTAATCAGACTGTTTTACAGCAGCATTAGCAATACTGGAAACTGCATCAAGAGCAGACTGGTCAGCTTTTGTACTGATTTTACCTTCAAGTTCTGTTTTGTCAGCACCTTTGAGGTAGTCGCCTTCAATTGTGGAAACTTTGTTTTCAACAGTTGTTACACGGTTGCCAAGTGCTTCAAGGTTACCGGATGTAGCAATACCATCAGTTTTCTTGTTGATGTAAGCAACAACAGATGTTTCACCTTCTGGGAGTTCGCCTACAACACCTTCGAGAGCATCTACTTCACCCTGTACTTTTGCAACTTCGCCATCTGTGTAGGATTTAGCCTGTGCAAGGATGCCGCTTTCTGTATTGTTGATTGCAGCAATATCTGTTTTATTCTGTTCAGCAACAGCAGAAACTGCATCAATTTTGCCCTGAAGTTCAGATTTTGCATCAGAAACAGCTTTGGAAACAGAACCTTCGCCTGTGCCTTTAAGTGTTTCGATATCAGATTTGTTAGTAGCTACCTGACCATTAGCAAGCGCATCTGTGTATGCTTTAGCATTTGCTTCAGCTGTGGAAGCAGAGCCAGCAGCATCATAATTTTTGCCAAGACCTTCTGCATGAGCTTTAGCAGCAGCCAACACTTTTGCGTCTTCAGCTTTAACCTGGTCAACAAGAGCACCAAGGGCAGTAGTGTCTAAATATTTTTTAATATCAGCCATAATAAATTTTCTCCTTCAATTTATCAATTAAATAAAGCTATAACCTCATCTGTGGTTATAGATTGTGTTTTATCTGCGACTACGTGATAATCGTTTTCTTTTTCAATCCATACAGCAATATGCTCATTACCGTCGGTGGTATTAGCATATACTGTTTGCTCAACGCCGAGTGCTGGAAACTCAGTGCCTACAAATACAATTTCAGTTGGTTTTTCCGTAATCTGAACCCATTCATTATTACGGTAAGTCCATAAAACTGCACTTTCAATCACAAAATAGTAGGCTCCATTAACAGGAGATTCCAACTCTTTTCGGTTTTTTTCCGTCTCTAATTCTGTGATTTGATTATAAAATTTTCTCTTGCCTTTAAAGTCAAAAGCAATACGACACAAGTCCTGAATAAAAATCAGCTGTCCGTCTCTGATAACCAAATCAGCTATTTTAGATGACGATGTGGCAATTACTTTTAAGCCCTGACTAGCAGCTGCAACATATGTGCCTGTATTCTTATCATAAGTAAGTTTAAATCCGTCAGCCAGATATTTACTGTCAACGGCAGCATCAAATGTACCGCCTGATATAGCAACTTCGTTGTCGCTACCTTCTGCCACTGTCAAAGCAGCAATGTGTCCACCACTGATAGAAGTGCTCTGATTTGCAGGATTATAATCAGCAACACCCATATATAAAGATTCTATCGTACCATCAACTACAGTTAATACGCTTGTTGTATCAACGCTCTCAATGATGCCACCACTGATAGTCAGCTCACCACAGTTTGCAATAGCCGGAGAACTGCCATCATAAGATTTGAATGTGCCGCCATAAATAACAGATGTACCATAAACGGAGTTATTGTAATAAAAATTATATAAAGCATAATTTCCAACAAATGCTCCGTCATATATAGTTACAGAACCATAGTTACCGATAGCGTGTCCAAGAGTATTAGTAATACCACCAGTCTTCTTGGAGCTACTGTCTATAATTGTCAGTACACCTTTTGTGCCGACATAGATAGCACCATAACTATCATCAATATCACCCGTAATCGTATAACCGTTCAAGTCAAGCGTTATCACATTTGATACCGAAATTCTGCTCGTTAAAACAATATCACTTGTCAGTACAACAGTTTCACCAACTGCAGCGTTGTTTATTGCAGCCTGTAAAGCACCATTTTCAACACTAATCATATTTCATCGTCACCTCCTTGCTGTTAAATTTTAAGATTTTCATATTTGAGGTACCTTCTTAGAATTCAACAACCTCAATTGCAGACTCAGAGTGTTCCTCAATCATTGCCTGCACGGTTTCTGCATCAACTTTCTTTTCCAGTTCTGTTTCGATTTCAGAAACTTGAGCTTCCAATGTGGATACATCTTCTGATTTACTAAAGTCGACAAATGCTGTGCCATTCCAGAAGTATAAAGAACCGTTACAAATGTATACAACATTTTCTTCACCAACTTCTGGTAGAGCAGAAACTGTCAACACCTGGTCTTTGCCTTCAGCAAGTTTTACATTGCCTTCTTTTGTAATCCAGCCGATTTTACCTTCGTCCAGAAACAAAATGTCATATGCGTCTACAAGACCTTGTTCAATCGCATACTGGATTCTTGCCTCTGAACCAAAGGCGTGCTTTGATTTCAAATCTGACATTTAATATCCTCCTTATTCAAAAATATATAAAAAAGCTGTAGCCAAACACTACAGCTCCCTAATGGGCATTTAAAATATAAAATTTTTCTTCACCTGTAATTTTACCATCTTTAAACAGTGCTTCAATTTTTTCTGCACTTACCTCGTGGTTTCTGTACAGGCGCCACAAAGATTTAACAAATTCTCTCATACTGACCTCCTTATATAATGTTATCGGCAAGCAGAGTTTTCACAAAATTGTCAATAATCTCTTCAGGAGTTTTGCCATTCAGCATTTTAAGTTGTTTATATTCATATTCATCAATTTCAACAACTGAAACCGTATCATAACAATCGGCGTGTTCCGGGATGTTGTAATAGGTTTCTTCGTGCCAAATAGTATTTTTGTCAGAGGATAAAATGGCTTGTGCCTCAGATTCAGAACACAATACCATAATTTTATGTTTTGGCTGATACTTCAAAAATATCAGCTTGTCGAGGACATCAATGACTTTACCGTCTTTTATTACTTTATAAAACATAAATCCTCCATATATAAATAATGCTGCGAGAGTTACCCCGCAGCATTTAATTAAAATGATATTTCGATTAACACACCGGATTCACTGTTTGCAGTGTTAAATCCTGATAGTGCACCAGTTGCAAGTACCTGATATACATAGGAAGCATATTCCACATTAGGTGAACGCAACCAATATTTAGAATAGTCACCGCCATCATATGCACGTTTGCGGGAATCATTTGTAGTCAGATATGATATAGCTGTGCCTTCATTGATATAAGGCTCATCTGTCATAGATGCATCCACTTCTATACAGGAAGGTATAGTGATATAACAATCGGCTGTATCTGTTTCAGTCGACATATTACCAAGGGTATATGGCACCTCAACCTGTTTTGTCAGCAATTGAATTTGTACAGGCAGTGCCTGATACAGTCTGCCATTCAGCACTTTGTTCAGCGCTGATTCAGCCCAACCGCCAACAGTAGAGTTGGTCACATTCCATTTATGGTTTCTGTCAAGCAGATGTGTTGCAAGCAAACTGAAAGAGCAACGTTTAGAAGCATTATCACTCAGATAATACTTTCTGAAACCGCACACTTCCATATCTACTTTTTCGTGTGTCCACAAGGCAAGCTCTCTGCATACACTGTCACCAAGGTCTTTAAACCACACCTTACACCAGTTGATGTTACCGATACCATAATTTTCATACATACCGTCATCAGCTTTAGCACATCCAAGTACAAGGGTGCTGTCAGCCATTGTTGCTTTAGTTCTTTCGAGTGTAGTTACGGCAATGTTTTCTCCGTCAAAATTAGATTTGTAAACTGTCAGATTATTGTCACCTGCAGTATGTCTTAACACAACAACTTCACGCTGATTTTCCTGAGCAACATTATCAATCGTTGTACCCCAGGTCAGTTTTGCTCCTTTAGCAGAGGAACTGTTGTTATACCAGAGTTTAAAGCCATTGCTGCCATTGCCCTGATAGCACTGTGCAAGAACACTGTTCATATTGTTACCCGAGAGGAATTCGTAATCTATAACGAGTACAAAGTCCTTATCCTCATCAAACAGTTTGATATCTGTGTCAACATATTTAGAACCATCAAAATATGTCTTTTCGCTGATTACTGTTCTTGATTCAATGTCATCGTAATCAACATCTCGTCCAATAACAAATGAATATGCATCCTTATCTTCAAGTATCGTTTCTGCAAGACCGAGTTTATTCATTGCATAGATTTCAACAGGCGTCATATCCTTCAGTTCTTTGCCGTCAAACGCACCTGTCTTGTATTCAAATCTATCAAAAATAGCTTCAATGGTCTTTTCACCATCGATAAATCCGCTCTTATCCCATCTGTTGAACAGATAGAATACATATCCACTTTCTTCAAGTGTGTATGTCGGTGTGTCACCTGTGTATGGCACGTTGGCACCATATTTATCGATGCTTTCCTGTTTTGTCACGCCTTTGGAAACATATCTGATTGTATATTCTCGTAAAGATGAGGTATATACAGCCATAATAGTTCTTGGCTCAAAAATATTCGTTAAGGCTGAATCCCAATTTGTAAAAGTAAAGTCGTGACTTACAGAACTTTCTTTGGTTGGGATAAGTGGATTTTCACTTCTCGTTGTCGGGTCAACAGCACTGCCACCCTTATCAACATACTGAACTTCCAGAACCGTGTTATCATCGTTAACAAATGTAACAGCAAACTGTTCAATCATTGTGTCATATGTAATATCAAGGTCAGCCCAAACTTCTTTATATTCATAGTATCTCTGTTCTCTGATAACCGGAACGTGAACCTTACCTGTCAATACAGATTGGTCAGCATTGTAACCATTTTTATCTATACCTTTCATAGCATAGATTCTTTCAAGCAAGTCTGTATCTTCCAGTTCCCAATCAACACCCGTAATTCTAACGCGGTTAACATTAGGGGCACTGCTTAAAATTGTCAGCAAATCAACAGTAGCACAGTTTTCAACTGTCAATGTGGTAAGCTTACTAAAATCAGCAATATCAAGAGTTGTGAGATAAATCAGATTTTTCATACTCATTGCATTGATTGCAGGCAATTCAGCAATTTCAATCTTACCACCATCTGCAAATGTAACACCACCGATATTGGAACCATGAGCATACAATTTGCGCAGATTAGTTAATGCTGAAAGATTTAATGACTGCGTAAGTCCTGATACATTTTCAATGTTCAATTCTTCCAACAGATAGTTCGCCCCGGTAGTAAGTGTTGTAAAGTTAGGGTTGTCATAACCTTCAGTATCGTTGCCGAAAATCAGTTTCTTAACCTTGCTTGCTTTACTTGTATCGGCAGTCGCAACATAACAAGTGGATAAATCGCCAAAGTCCTGAATAAGAGATGAACTGTAAACATCTACGATATCAGCTTTTTCGCCTTCAAATGGTATTTCATATACCTTATTAGGTTCTGCTCTTAACTGAATTGGACTCTGTGTACCGTATTTAACATTCAAATACATATATGCATATGGTGTCAGTTTCAATCTGTAATTAGGCTGAACTGCTAACTCGCCCAGAGGTACACTGCATCTGAAAACAGAGTTATCACTGGATGCTACGGAACTCTGATATTTGGACGCCATGTATTTTTCCTGGCTGCGTTCCCATTGTCTGCGGTGATATTTCATCTTACCGTTAGCCATATTTACAAGGAACTGAGAGTCACCTTTGCCGTTGATAAAAGAACTGTTATAAGTACGAGTGTATTTTCTTAAAATATCCAAACGCCACAATTCTTCAGGGAACTGATTTTGCCATTCGTCAGCCTTATTGATAAAACTTTCAGCATGCCAAGCATTTTTAGATTCTAATGTACCATACATTGATTTTAATTCAGAACCAAACAAGTCTCTGATACGACAGAAGAATGTGCTATCCATCTCACGGAACACTTCTTCACCCTTTTCATCTCTATCAATGTCTTCAAGACCATAGCGATAAACTTGTTTACCATAGTTATTAAGACCTAATGCGGTCAATCTGTTACTTTTATGACCTATCTTTTAGATAGGCGGAAATGGTTCTTCTTTAGCTGGTCTGATTACCAGCGACCATTTCTCTCGCACTTCATTAATTTGGGATTATAATGCGAGTTCAGACTGTTGCATAACTTTATAAAACTTCTTCATAAAGTCCTCTCACGCTCAGTCGTTGTTCCTCTATATATTTACTTTTAAAAACTAAATTATATTTTCTTGTTAATGTTTTATGGTTACACAAGTTACTTACTGTTTGTTTGCTAATATTTAATTTTTTACTAGCTTCATCTCCAGAATAAAATTCTTGAACAATATTGCCATTATCATCTAATAACAAAACAGTTTTTCGTTGATTACTTTCTGGTCTTGCATTAATTATTCTTTTATAATTTTTATTTGGGTCATAATCTTTTGTAAATACCCAGACAAATCCTCCTGCTGTTATCTGCCTACTACCATTACGCTCTATGTGTTCTGTGCATACTTTTGAGATATTAGAAAATGGTATTTTTAATTCACTTGATGCTTCTTGTGCATTATCCCATATTCTAATTAATTCTCCATCTAAACTAATTTGACATACTGGTTTGCTGTTTTTACAATTCTTTCCCTTTGGAAAGCTATCTCCACCATATGTATTATTATACCCGTGCTCAAAACTATTATATTTTTCTATATAATATTTTTCTTTTTCATTTAATTCTTCTTGCGATAATGCGGTATCGTGAATTTCGTCTACTTTAAATGCATCAAAACCATATTTTTTTATAGCCCGAAAAAGATGTTCATTATAATAATTATTTCTATCTTGAAAATGTTTATAATATTTATACACCCTTTCGATACCATTTCCTTTAAATCTATAACGCCCCTTAAATCCTCGTGGATTTATAGTTTGACCTATGTACACTTCATTGGTAATTATATTTTCAATTTTATATATAACACCAAAATATTGTTTGCCATTTATTATTATGCTCATAAAATCATCCTTTTTGCATAAAAAAGAGGCTCTGCAACATGAGCCTACAAAATAAATGTAAATATATAGTTGGAAGGCGTTGTCCGTCCCATCGGATTTTCGCCATATATTAGTGAGAGTTTTACATGGACTACCAATTTTAATCCATGTCATAGCCCCAGTTCAAATCCCATTTTCTGATAGGATTGCCATCTGAGTCCACTTCATTTGTTTTACCATAGTGGAAAAACAGATTCTTGGCTCTGTTGTCCACCATACAGTATCTTGTGGTAAACAAGTAATAATAAAGTATAGAGTCCAATACTACATAGTTGCCTATACCAGCTCTGAATTCTTCGTCAGTAGAAGTAGTTATAAATCTATATAACTCAATCCACTTCTGTTTACAATAATCAAATACCTCAGCATTTTCATTATCATCATCACCTTCATAGATATAACGCCAGCCATATGTAAAGTCCTCGCTAAAGTCATCGTGTTCAAGAATATCCACATAATAAGTCTTAGTTAAATCTACTTCTGTATCCTGAGTTAATACATATTCGCCATCAATTAATTCATAAAGAATACCAAGATTTTCATTTTTAGCCCAAATATAAATCTTTTCTTCTGTCTTTTCGTCAACTTTATAACCCATAGCATTATACATTGTATTAACAGGGAAGTCAGAAAGTGGAAGTTCAACGTCCATAATTTCAACACAACATTCATACTTATCATCCATATCTGTCAGTCTCGAAGAATCAGTTTTCTTACTATCTCCGATATTACCGATTGCGTAAAAATGCCAATCATTATCTGCAAATTCTCTATGAGTAGAAGTATCTTTATCAGTTTCTTGAATAAAGATTACACAGTTATGAAACTCCATCGTATCTTTAATATAAGCAGTTTCAGCATCTACTGTTGCTTGAAGTGCTGCTAATTTAGCAATACGCTCATCTTCTGTCATTGCAGCAATTTCTTCATCGGAATATACATCTGACAAATCTGCCACTCTTATAAATGGTCTATTATAAGGATTAAACTCATTATATCTATTTGCTAACATTGCGTTTGTCATATTATTAGAAGAAGCAATATTAACTTTTGCATTCAAATAAGCTACAGGAACAGAAGTGCGAGTAAGCGTAATCTTATCTGTTTCAGTTCCATCACCTAATTTGAAATAAGGTTTTACACCTTCAATCTGAGACTTGTTCATTATAAAGTCAAGGTTTCTACCAGCAGCACCATAGTTGTTAGAACTTGTACCTTGACCGCTATGAGAGCAGTTGTAACAAGTCCAGTTGTCAAGCACTGGGTCGCCACCTTTATAAATCTGCTGAATTGTTGTATTAGGGACTTTATCACTCTTATTGTTTGTAAAATAAGGAGCGGAAATCTTGTATACCCTTAACCAAGGACATTTTTCAGCAAGAATATCTGGGTCTAATTGACTGTTCTCATTATAAATCTGATTTCGGTCATAACGATTAACCATTTCTTCAGCATTACGAGCATCGGCAATAAAGTTATTCAAAATGCCTCTATCAGTAAGAGAGGTGTTATAAACTTTAAATCTATAAATATGCAAGTCACAATCTTCAGAACCTAAAGATATAACTTTAGGTGTATTCTGAGTAAAGTTGTATGAATCATCATAAACCATTGGACGAGTAGAAACACCGTCCTCATAACCCATTACCATAGGAATAGCTTCTGTATTCTTAGAAATATTAAACTCAAATTCAATAATATCTTCTTCAGAATAAGGAAGCTGCAAGCTACCAGCCTGACCATAAATGTTAGCTTCATGTACATCCATCTGGATACCAATATGGTCAGTTTCAGTTGTATTATCCATACAACTCAAGAATGTAGCATCTGGTTTAGCTACATTAGTTGTTTTAAATACTAATTTAAATTCTTTACCATTTTTCTTTGCATCATCTGCAAAAAGCTGATAATTAATTTCAGCCGATGTGCCTGCCTTGATACAGAAATACTGGTCTCCATTTTCGTCATACTGATAACCACCGTTTACCCAGTCGAAGTTATCAGAAACCGTCATAGCAACTGTATCTGTAGACCAAACTCTGTCAGCATCATTATTTGATTTGCCGGATGGATTAAAGTCAAACACAAGCCCTGTGGTCACAGGATTAACTTCAATATCCAGTTTGGTAATTTCAGCTTTCAGTGTTTTAACTGTCTCGCCACATTTGATTGTAATAGTATGTGCACCGACAACATCCGTCTTATATGTGTATATGTTTGTAGCAGATTCCAGAGTAGGAGTGGATACAACTACACCATCAACCGCAATTTCAACTGTAGGTGTTTCAGTTGTTGGGTCATAAACTGTGTATTCAATATTTGTAGCATCATACTGTCTTGCAGTAAAGTTCTGATAAACAGTACCAATTACAGGGACAGTGCTCTGGCTGTCATACCAAAGAATATCCTTGAATATATGATTGGATTCAATATCATTGCCGTTGATATTGGCTGTCATATATATTTCAAGCAAATGAGAACCGTGCTGTTGTGCAGCAAGGTCATATCCCATTGGTATACCGGAAGAAGCTGTCGTAACTACGGCAACCTCTTTACCGTCAAGGACAAAGTGTATACTTTTTGATACTGCACCATAAGGTGTAAAATCAACAGATACTGTGCCAATCGGATATGTAAGTTTATCATTGAACTCTGATTCAATTCTTACATCAATCTTCTGCACCGTCCAGGTTTTCGTTACCATACTACCTGATTCATCAGATATAGAGAGGGTAATTTTCTGTGTACCGATACCGATATATTCTGTAATATCAAAGGAGTTTTCACCCGCAAGCGCTGTACTTGTAGCTACAACTCTGCCTGCAACTTTCCAGGTTGCTGTACCCTCTGGAACACTGTCTCCGGAAGAGTCAGTGCCGGAAAATGTGTATTGGATAACAGCTTTATCATCCGTTGTTACAACCAAAGGAGATGTGGTTACATATCCTATTTTAAGTACACTGCCGGATGCGCTTCCGCCGCCGCCACCTGTGATAATAACTTTATTCTTTACAACGCGTTCTTCTTTTTCACTGTCACCTTCGTGTGTGATTTCGTACAACACGAGACCATTTTCGCCAACATCAGGGTTTTCGACATCGTTGTACGCGATATCATAAGTAAGTCGAGGAGAAGTGTCAACTGTAGCAATTGTTTCTTCAAATTCAACAACCTTTTCACTTAATGTAGAAATATTTGTTTTGTTTGTTTCAACAGAAGTATTAAGAGCCCCTACTGAAACATTTAAGGCTGATACTTCTGATTTTGTTGCAAATTTATTATCAGCATCAACTTTATTATAGTAATCATTTGTTAATGTTGTAGGCAAATTATCAATTGTTGAATGGATATCCGCTAAATCAGCATCGGTTACCGTTTTATAGTCATCAAGTGAAGTCTGTACTTCATTTTTTGCATCGGCAATTTTAGATTCTATATTTGCAGTATAAACACTTGTCCATTCTGCAGAAGGGTCACTGTTGATTTCGATTTCTTTTATAACAGTTTGACCATTATAGAAAGTCATAATTGAGCCATCATACTGAACATCAAAATTTGCTAATCCATCAATGCTTTCAATCTGTTGTTTAACTTCATTAAGCTGGTCTGAAATATCGATGTTTGCAATGAGAGTATCAACTTCATCTTCAGTGTAATAATTTGACAGGGCCTCAGTCACAGCATTATTTACAGCTGTGTCCACAGATGCTTCCAACTCACTTTTAGCCGTTTCAACAATCTGCTTGGCTTCATTGGCAGAAGCTTGGGCTTCATCAGCAATATTTTGCATACCGGCAGCAGCTTCTTTGGCTTCATTAGCCGCTTCTTGAGCTATTGCAACTTGTTCCGTTACTTGTGTGATAAAACTAGAAACCCAAGATGTATCAGGTTCAATAACACCATTACCTGACAATGACTGTAAAACATTTAAACCGTCACAAGGTTTTGTCATCCAAATATATTCATCACCTTTAGAGTTGACACCAACAGCTTGAATTTCAAACTGGACAGTTCCAGCAATAGCAGTTACTCGCTTGTCTACCAGCCATGCAAATTTGATTTTATCACTGCACCAATATACATTAACCGGAACAGCATAATCATCATATCCATCTTTATTTAAAAAATGAATTAAAATATTTGTGCTCTTTAAGTCAAATCCATCATAAAAACGGGGCATCTGAAAGGGAATATACTGGGAATTTGTTTCCTGAGTTATATTAATCTGACGTGAGTCAAGTGTAATATTTTTTTCGCTGTCAATACTTGAAATCACATCATCGTGATATTCGGGATAATATAAATATTTGCTGTCCAATGTCCAGTCATCACCAGCATATGCAGCAATCATATCTTCTTCTTCTGCAAGCATAGCAATGCCATTGTTATATGCTGCCGGAGCTGAAATATCCAATACAGCAATACTTGCATCTGCTGTACTTGCTTCAGCAAGGGGAACAGCAGTGATTTTTTCACTTTCCTGAGCCTTTTTCAGAGAATCTGCAAAAGAAATACTCATTATTTTCCTCCTTCCAAGAAATATAAAAGAGGGCATAAGAGCCCTCTTTAAAATTCAACTACATTATCTTGTTCTTCTTTTTCACTTGGTTCTGTAGGTTTTACAGAATTAAAATCAACAACAGGGATACCATCTGCAATATCAGCAGCTCCTGTTTTAATTACAACTTTTGTACCAATTGTTTCTTTGCCAGACATGAGCTGGATAGAATTTTCATTATCATTGTACTTAATATCGTCAGCCTTGTTTAAATTAATATAATTAACTGTTTCTTCAATTGCACGCGCAGTACTATTTAACATAATGATACGCTGGTCAAGTGTATCTAATGCTTCATCAGGAATTACTTCACTCCAAGCACTAGTTGGTAATACCGGTAAAATTGTGCTTTCAATTTTTCTCACACGCTGGATGCTCTTACCATTTACATCTAAGTCACTGTGAATAAAAGTCAGTTTAATTTCAATATCCCCGGCTTCAGCTGTTAAGTCAGTATTGACAGGAACTGTATATTGTAAATAACCATTATAACGCTCATTGGACAAGGTCAAAATTTCATGACGATATTTTCTGCTGACAGGTAACACATATTCCATTGAAAGTGTAAAGTCAGCCATATTATAGCCATTATAAATTGGATTTGCTAAAAACCACAATTCATCGACCAATTTACTTCTCTGCATAATACGCTGTTGCTTTGTAGCAATCATAGTATTATCATCATTTATTAAAATTGTATACAAATTATCACTCCTTTACACATCTGGTTTACTACTTCATTGTTAAATTATTTGTACCTACTCGGCCCGTACCTGTTGCTGCGCTGTCTGAGTTTTCACGGAATACAGACACCGAAACAACAATACGATGTAAACCACTGAGCCCTGATAAGTTCCAATCAATATATCCAGTGCTACCATATCCAGGTTGTCCTGCTACATTAGCATATGCTTCTGATGCACCAGTTTCACGAACAGTAGCCCCATGTGCATTCACTAATTTTGCACTACCAGTTGTGTGGATGCCATATTCACCTGTTTTATTAGGAGAAGCAGAGGCCTGTACAGTCCCAGTTATGCTACTATAACCACTCACATCAAAATACTCACCATAGCCAGTTGAACCCGTATAAAGACCAGGGTCGCCTGTGGCTGCACTAGCAGATACATTGCCTAAAGAAATTGTTGATACCCATACTAGAACATTATTGCTATATAAATGAGTAAGAGCTGTAGTTATACCATTCTTTATAACATTTATTTTTGTAATCGTTGTATTATTAATTTTTAACGCCATAGCAACACCACCTTACAAAGTAATTGTTAAAGTCGTGCCACTGAGACTAAAATTAGCTTTTGGCATAGCAGCGGCGGCTAAATCATAGGCACTCTTAACTGCACTAGGTGTGGCAGCAATACCTCCAGACACATCTGAGGTGCTCGTAGTACTTGCTGATAATTTTAAATGGCCATAATTTGTGCCATCGCCTTTACCATAAGTTGTAGCAGTAGAACGGTGATTTATTGGAGCTTTGCCATCAATGGCGGCCTCCATTTCAGTAATTTTTGTAGTATTCGTTGTCAAGCGACATATATAACCTTCAGTAGTTAACTCATAAATTTCGCCACCATCATCAGAAATTTTTATCCAGATGTCACCAACATCTTGTACAATTTCGCCTGTAGGTTCTGTTGTAGAACAAATCACCTGACATTTTTCGCGTTTGACATAGCGCTGCATTGCAATCATCGCATCTTGCAATTGATTGAAATCATCAGCTGTAATTGCTGCTTTTTGCAGTTCAGGATGATTTTGTAACAAGTTCTGAGCAGCAGTCAAATTTCCTTGTTGTAAAAACTTTTTATATTCACTCACATTGGCAAGCATGGTGCTGTCAATATTGGCTTTATTTTCAAAAGTATCCATAGAGTCGGGATAATTGGTTCCCGGTAAATCTTTATATGTTGTACTCACAACTTGCCTCCTTTATAAAATAATAAAAGGGCCTCATGTGAGGCCCTCTTTCTTAGCATTTTCTAAAGCTTGTTTTGTTGTAATATATGGATACAGGGGATAGAAAGTCATCATATCCACTGTCATTGTCCCTTCCAATACATTTTGTGATATGTTTTTTATAATATATTGTTCTTCTTGTTTTTGAAGAGCTAAATGATGAGATATTTTTTTATTAACGTCAAGCCATGGTATAGTCATCAAATCCATTGATACCTGATTGCTTAAAGTTGTCGTGCGCCAGTTTTCATATTCAGCACGTTCCAAACAGTCTTCATCAAGCCATATTCCTTCATCAGTAATTGTTTCAGCAACTACATCTCCGATTTTATCAATCGCAAATGGATTGTCTGGATTTACAACAAAACTCATATTATTACAATTGTATTTTGTTTTATATGTGCTTTTAACTGTCTCACTTGGTTCATTATTCCATAAAGTTGCCACTGCATGTATCTGATATTGACCCTGTAAATAAAATTTTTTGTTATAAAACTTTACTACATAGCTTTGTCCCATTAAAAGAGTATTGGCTGACACGAATGTCCCATCACTAACAACAATAGGATATGCTCCTAAGCTATTAATTTGCAAAGTTACATTTGCAACATTATTACTTGGAGCAGTAAAACCATAATATTTATTGTTTTGATATACAAAATTATCAATGTCTATGGTCGCATTGTATTGAGAGCCACTAACAACTACACTGTCTACGAAATAATCTGTCTCCCAACACTTACCAAAAACTTCAGTAATATTATAAACTGTTGAAAAAGAATTACTGTAAGGCTCTTTAATAATTAAATCATATAAAATTTCATCATTTGCAATAACAGGGTCATTTGCACAAGTTGGTATTTCTTGACAAATAAAAGTCCCATCATAATCAAAAAAGAATTCCCAAGCAGGATATAAATTCACTAATTCTTCTATAATATCAAAGACTGTGACGCCTGCACCAAATTCGATATCATAAGGTACAGGATACCCAACATCATCTATACGATATTTGTTCCATCCGCCAAGCTGCACTACTGTATCAACAATAGCATTTCGAATTCGTACAGGAATAGAATCTTCAGTGATTTCATCGTCAGGAATATTTCCATATCTACGAATTTTTGTTGCATATCCTACAAGATAACCTCCACGTTCACCAGTAAACATAGACATTAAATCAACCAAGGACATACTCAATTCTTTGGTTGTTTCATCATAAGATATACTATTTTCAGTAATCAAAAAATGAGCTACAGGATAATATACAATTTGATTTGTACGTATATTTCTGTAGCCCACTTTAATGTATAAAATTTTATCAATCCAAAATAATGATTCTCTGGACACATTAAATTTATCATCTTTAATAAACACAGAGAGATTTGCTGCTCTCCGAATACCAGAGTCTGAACTGATAGTATAATTAAAATTTGTACAAACTCCAGATACTTCATCTAAAGTTTTTAAAGATTTATCTTTTATTTCTATACTTACATAGATTGTTTTTTCACGCTGTTTAAGGAGGTGAATATCATCTTGAGTGATATTGTACATATTATCCCTCCATTTTTATCTATATAATTGATATGTTGCAGCAACTGCATAAGGTTCTGAATTATAGTTGTTATTGGCATCTACGTCTATCAAATTACCATTGTATAATGCCTGATTATCTGTTGGATTGCCTGTTTCAACAAAGTTAAAATCAGTATATAAAATAGTATTATTTTCAGAGTGTCCAATATTATCAACAACATTAATAATCCAGCTACGACCATCATCCAGCTTAAGAATTTTGGGACGGCCATTAGTTAAAAAATCCGTAAACACTTCACGGTATGCTGCATCATCAAAGTAGTCAGGTATAATCTGACAACTTGTTCCAGGCAAAAAGGCAGCGTGAATTTGACCAGAAGTATAGTTGGCTTTTGAGTTTCTCACAACAAAAGGATATTTGCTGTTCAATGTTGTTACAATACCTGTTGGATGATTGCGTTCTGTAGGAGTGTAATCATACAAAAATGCTCTATATGAAATATCTTTTTCTGCAATAACAATACCATCGAAAGTACTTTCTATACTGTTAGTGTTCGAAGTACCCTCTGCACCGTTAGATACAGCAACAAGAGCATACTCAACTGTTTCACCTGCATTTACATATCTATCGATATAATGAACACTGGCATCATCTACAGATACAATAGGGAAGTCAGCTAATACAACCCAATCATACGTGCCAACTTTACGACGTTTTAAACGCAACGCGTCAATTTCACTTACTGTATAATTAACATTACCTGCAACAAAATTATCTTTAAATAAAGCATGTAAAATGGTAGCAAAATCCCACTCGGTCGGTATTTGTGACATATCATAGTTTGTGTCACCAGTGACATATAATTCATCATAAATACCATTGTTTAATGTCATTGTCGTAATTGCACTATCTGCAGGAACTATATAATCCATTGCGGCATCATCGTGCCAAAAATCATAATTTAAAAATATCACGATGTCACCTCAATTACTTGTAATTCATATAAATTGTTCTTTCGTCTTAAATTAATCTGAAATTTCTCATACACAAAATATTCACTGTCAAGAACATAAGAATACACGCCACTGATTGCTGTTAAATGAACGAAATACTTATTTTCATTAGCAGAATATTTTTTGCCTTGACGAACTTCCAATACGATTTCATTATCTCCCAATATGAGAATTGGAACATATAGAGCAGGGGATTCGATAATTGCTTGGAGTGTGAAATTTTCACTAATCTGATAACCTTCATAAAAAATAACAGAATCACCTTTACGCAAGTCAACCTTTTCACCTTCAAGAAATGTTGGATTATCATCGCCAGTATAAGAACCTTCAGCAATGACAACATTGGATGTAATTTCTACAGTTCCAGCCAGCTCATCATTTGACAATTCAACAATGGAAAACATAGATGGAGTAAGATACTCAATCTTAAATTCCACCATTCCTGTATCTACAACCATGCCCGAAACAGTTTCGCCAATCGCACGAATGCGATATGAAGTATTGTTCGAAAAACCATCTAGAATATAGCTTAATGAAGATACGTCATAGAGTACACCGGTCGTAAATAACTGAACAGAGTTTATATTATATAAAAAAATCTGATAACTGTTCAGTGGTTCATTTTGCTCTTGATAATAATTTAATCTCACTTGAAAATTTGTCGCAGTCAACGTTTGTTCCTGACGAATATTTGCAAATTCAAAAGTAGGAGATGTTAAACACTTAAAAATAATCGGAGCACTAAATTCAGATTGATTACCATTGCCATCCATTACCTGGACTTCAGCCTTATATGTTTCACCATTTATCAGCTTATTTGCAGGAACAGGATGAATAAGCCTGTAGGACGTATAATTTTCTTCATATACAACATCTAAAGTTGTATTGTTGGTTATACGAAGTCTATTTTCAAAGGCCTGATTATCATTATAAGCAAATGTGAAAGTAAATTCATTGCGGGCATCAAAAGGAGGGATAGAATATAATATAGGGGTATTTAAAGTACTCATTATGTCCTCCTTCGTCCACTAATATATTTATTTCGCATATTATTTTGGGGAATAGTCACCCAAACTGCTTCATTAATTTTAAATGTAATGTCTAAAGAAGAGGGGATAGTAAATATTTCTTCTTTAATTTTTACTTTATATTTATAATCATCAACTACAGCAGTGATAATGCCTGCAACAGTTTTATCATAATTTGCAGTATTAAGAAATCGTTTTACAACTTTTTGAATTTCGGTCGACAAAACTTCGATTGCTTGAGTTTCTTTGCTTTTCATTTACTATCCACCTCCTTTATTTATATAAATCTTTCATAATCTGATTTGGTAACTGTCTGATAATAGCATCAGATAAAGCTGAAACATTACCAACTGGATTATTGATGATAATATCTCCAATTTCCAAAGAAATATTTTTTTTGGAATGATTAAGATTATTTATCAGTCCCTTATGAGTATCAAGAATTGCTCGCTGATGATTTGGTGTAAGAACATATTCATCTTGCTGCAAAATAGCAGGAACTTCGCCAAGCTTAAGTTTATCTATATATCGTGCAAAAGCATTGCTTACATTGGCCTGCGGTTTAACAAGACCACCGTCGTGATAAATTTGAGGTTTTTGTCTACTACCACCACCGAAGTCCAATTTAATCTTGAGTGTATTATCACGAGATGTACGTCCTATATCATCCTCTTCAACATTTGGTTTTGGCATTGCCCAACTAGGGTCGGCGGCTGGAATATCAGCTTCTAAACCATTAGCTGTTACTTGATAGCTTTTTGCAGCAGCTTCCATTGCCCCAAAATTAGCAATAACACGCTGAGCATAATCATCATGCCAGGCACCCATTTGTTCTAAGGTCATTCCTTCGAACTCAGCAAGCAAAGCCATTTCAGTCTGATATTCTTCTAATGTTTTACCAATATTATCCATAGTGTCCTGAAATTTTTCTTTAAGGTCATCTATGGCTTCAATTTGGTCTTGAATTGCTTCCTTGGCATCATCCAAAGCAGTAATCTGGTCTTCTATTGCCTTTTTAGCATCTTCACGCTCTATTTCGCGAAGATATTCATGATAGGCATCTTCAGCTTCTTTAACCTCACTTGGGTCAGCAACCCATTGCCAACCTTTATCATGAGTATAAAGACGGACTGTTTTATTAGCCTTTGCTCGTTCATAAGCATCTTTGAGCTTTTGTAACTCAAATTCTCTGTCTTCAGCTTCGTAGATTTCGTTTAAAGCATCTAGTTCATCTTGCAAAGCTTCTTTCTTTTTATCAATCAGGTCAATCTCGTCTTCGAGCGGTTTCTTGCGATTTTCAAGAGCTTTAATTGCAGCATTACCTTGTGCTTTTAACAAATCTTGTTGCTTTTTAGCAGCATCTTCTGCGGCATCACCATACATATCAAGAGCATTAACACCCTGTAAAAGAGTATCTGTGCGTTGCCATATTATTTCAATGGCCTGCTCCATTGTTTCAAGATATCCTTCTTCTTGAGCTTTATTAAGAGCAGTTGTTGCATATAGCTTTAACTGAGATTTAGCAAGTGCCAAAGTTGATTCATTTAAATCTGCCTGAGCAGACTCAACAACTTCAAGAGCAGCGGCCTCACTAGTCAAAGACTTGATGGCATCAATACCTTGTTGAACTGCTTTAATGCGCAATTCATTGATGCGCGCTTGTGTAAGCTGCTTAATTGCTTCTTCGTTAAGAGCAATCTGACCATTTTCATCACGAAGTAAATCAAGATAACGTTGGTCAAGCTGTGTTAGTTCTTGTAAAGTTTCAAGAGTGAATACACCCTTAGAAGAATATTCTTGGGCTGCTTTATAAATAGTCGATAAACTGTCTCGTGTATTATCAATTTCTTCATTGATTTTATCAAAACCAATTTGTGACACATCACGCAAGATTAACTCAAGATTCTTAGCTTCTGTAATTGTGGATTTAATACCATCTTTGGTTTCGGAAACATAATTTTTAACCAAATTCCAAGACTGAGCCTGGTTATAAATTATCTCAGACTGGTCACCATTATATTGCAAATCTGTAGGAACAATCCCAGAGTTAAAGGCTTCCTGATAAATTTGTTCTGCAAATTCAATAACTTGTGCCGCAGTTGCAATTTCTCCTTCAAGAAATTCATAGATAGTTTTATCATCTTCTTTGTCGTATAACTTGAGGGCTGCTTCGTACTGTTGTTTGATATCAGTGATTGTTTTTAATTCACTAATAGCATTTTCGTAAGATTCTCGAGTATATTTGCTGTATTTATCAAATTGTGACTGTGTATATTCTGTATTAGTGCCATCTTTGATTTCATTCTGCCAATTTTGTGCCTGACGAAGATTAGAATACAAGAGATATAGAGATTTAGTGCCAAGAACCTCTTGAGTTGTGCCATTATCATCAGAAATAGGCATATAGTTATATGTATTACGCAATTCTTCATAAGTATTTTTCTTAAAAGGATTGCCATCAGAGCCATATAAATCAGCCTCAACTAAACGACGTTTTTCAATTTTTTCTGCAGTTTCTAAAAGATGAATATAATCTTTTAAATAAGCGATGCGGGCATTTTCTGCATCTGTTACACCATTTTTGGACTGTTTATCAAGCAATTCATCAAGTTCTTGGTTGACATCCTGCAATTCGCTAGCTAATTCATCGATTTTGGTTTTTATATTATCGATAGTATGCATCCAATCAGTGAATTTTCTAATACCTGCATTGATTACCACGGAAATCAATAGACCGATGCCCATCTGTAATGCGGAATTAAGTAGTCCACTGGCAACAGCTGCTGCTTTTTTTGCAAAAGTCAATTCTTTAATCGATTGATTATATACCGAAATAGCCTTTTGATTAGCTTTAAAACTTGCATTGGTACTTAATTGTGCCTCTACAAGTTTACGATTTGCATCTGACAGCCCATTATACTGTTCCAAAGCATCTTTAAAGTCATTGCCAGATAACACATACTGTTGAGCAAGAGGCAATTTCGCATTTTCTAATTCATTTTTATTGAAAATGGACTGCATGTGCACCAGAAATGCATCCAATTCATCTGTAACAGCTTTTTTATTCGCTGGGTCAATAAAATCTCTTAATCCAAAAAAACTAAAATAAGATTTTCCATCAACATTCTTGTTAAACAAATATTTATCATGGGCTGCTAAGAATCCCATGAAAACACTGGTCAACAACGGAATCGCTCCCGTAAACTCTGCAACGGCGTCCGTTGCTTGAATAAATCCATTAGTTATATCAAGAATAAATTTAATAAATTCTGAGCTTAAAACAGTATCAGATAGTTCTTGAACTGAGGCGGTAATCTGATTAATTTTACCTGTAATGGAGTCGAGATATTTTTCGTTTTCAGCCATAGCTGAACCCGCAGCATCAGCAGCTGACGTCACAGTTTCTTCTGCTAAACTGAAATTATTTAAAAGAGCAGACAATACGTTAACTTGTCTTGCTCCACCAAGAGTATATAAGAGCGATTGACGACCTTGGTCATCAATCTTATCCCAGACCTGAGATAATTCTTTTAAAATTTGATATGTAGACTTATAGCCACCTGTGGCTTCATCCATAATATCAATCTGTTTACCAAAAGCACCTGTGATAGCAAGCACTTCATTTCGGTATTCAGCAGTTGTCTCAAAAGCATATGATGCGTCTTCACCTAATGCTTCGAGTTCTGTAGCGGTTTTCGTAATCCTAAGAGATAATGTTTTTAAGGCATTACCAACGACCTCTGGATTTTGAATTACACTGTTAGCTGCAACGATAAGCCCGATGGACTCATCAAGTGTATTATTTGTCTCTGCTAACCCAGCAGCAGAACGTGTTAATGCCTCACCAATTCCTTTAGAAGCGATAGGCATTTCATTACCAATTTTATTAAACTTATCAACAATAAGCATAGCATTTTCGGTTTCAATGCCAAAAGCTTTCATCGTTGATATAATACTTTGTGATGCTACTGAAATATCTTCAATACCATCACCAACATTTTTATAAACCAAAGCTGCAGTCGCCAAATCTTCAGCTTCAGACATATCGTAGCCTAAACGGGCAAAATCTGCTGTTGCGGTAACTGTATCAGCAATTGTGGTACCCAACTTTTGAGCTTTATCTGCCGCACGGTCAAGAAATTTTTCATATGTCTGAGCTGTTTCATCAGTTACTTTCTTGAGTTCAGTCATCGCACCATCAATTGCAATGATATCTTGCACAGCTTGAATCGATAATTGTCTAAACGCATTGATGAGTGCCATTACAGCTGCGGTTTTAAAATGCTCATTAAATAGCTTTTTAAATTTATCACCCAAAGATACAGTTTCAAGACCTAACCTTTGTGTTTCTTTACGTAATTCTGAATATTCTCTTTTTAATTCTGCAGAAGTATATCCATCAAGTTCGGCTTTTGACGATAAAGCATTCCATCGAGCATATAGATTTTGGTTTGTTGCAATTTTAGCATTCTGCTGCAAATATACCGCAGACATGCGAGATAAATTACTCTTTTCAGAATTTTGTCTCTCTAGATTTGTGATTGCTCGTACATATGTTTGGCGTCTGGACAATTCAGTATTAATTCTCTGAATATGTTCAAGCATGAGTTGAATTTCTGCTTCTGTCTTTGGCACCAAATCAAAGTGTCCATTTTTTAAATTATTTGCAGTTTCTTGTAAAAGATAATATACTTCTTTTTCTGCATTATCTAAAGGCTGAAATAACTTCTTTGTTTCATCTGAATATGCTGCAAATCTAAACAGTTGCGAATTTAATTTATTTTGAAGCTCTATTAAAGTAGGCTGTCGCGAACTGCCCTGTTTATCTTCACCCTCTGTTGTTTTTAACTTAATAGGAGTTCCTTCAAGTTGTGCTTTAAGTTTGCTGGCTACTGCTTGAGCTAAATTTGTAGCAAATGTTTTAATTGTTTCACTATTTTCTTCAGCAATACTGATATTAAGTTTAATGCCTTGATATTTCTCATTAAGCTCTTTTTCTAAATCTTTAGGAGGCTTGGCTTCTTTGTCGATTTCAGGGGTCACTTTAACAGCCACTTTTGTTTCTTTATATTTGTTGGTGACCGCAGTTTGAAAAATATCCTCTTTAGTCCCAGGTACTATATCAACCGGGACGGTTAATCTCTCATCAGCCATAATTTCTCCTTTCTACTCCTATATAAAAAGGTGAGAGGATAAAACCTCTCACCATATAAAAGTGTTATATTAAAATAATTTTTGTAATTCACTCACAAGTTTACCTTTATTAGCTTGCAAATTTTTTCTTGCATCTCCAATAAATGGTTTAGCATCACGATAATAATTTTCTCTATCATCAGGCCGTCCAGCCTTTATCCATACAAACACATCAAACCACGAGCCATTATTAATCCATTCCGAAAAAAGAGTATCACTATTGTTGTGTAATTGCTGACCAAAAATTGAAGGTCTTGGTTTAGCTTTTGAATAAGCTCTAACACCATATGTTTTACCATTGATAAAAGTCTCAAAAGCAATCTGTTCATAAGATGTGATACTCTCTGATTTATCCCAACGGGTCGTATTACCACGTACATTTTTATGAATGGCATTAATCAATGCATCCTGAATTACTTTAGAAGATGCCGAATTTTTATTGGCCATATCTGCCTGACAAATTTGTTGAACAGCCCTCATAAGCTCATCAAAATTCGCATACTGCTCGGCCATACAACTCACTACTCCTGTCTATACATACCTTTCAGAATATTGACCATCTCTTTTTTATCATTCATCTGATTTACTACCTGCAACAGTTTGAACAGCTCGCTGATATCTACTGCAGCAAATTCTTTGTCATATTTAGACAAAATACTTTCGAGATAATCAATAATACCTTCGAGTGGGTTTTTCTTGGTTTTAATTTCAATTTCCTCTTTTGTTGCCTGGAGCAAAGACTGGTAATCCGCATAGTTAATGTTCTGCATCAAAAATTCATACAGTCCACTGCCACAAGCCAGATTAGCAGCTTCACGCTGACCTGTTGGCACAGTAACATTGGTGTAAGCTTTCAATGTTTCACAACGAACACCAAAGTCGTACATCAACGGCAAATATTCATCATTTTCATTTACGCACCAAGACATTACTTTGCCGATAAAGGAAATTTTTTCATTCATTGTCAAAAAAGGTTTATACTTAATCGTATAGCCCATATATTCCATATCACACTGAGGCGCATCTTTATAAAGTTCTTTAAGTTCACCAACCAGTAATTTATTTTTCTTACTCATTTGTTTTTCTCCTTTTATTCACTTTTCTCTCTGCGTACTTTGAACAAACAAAGTCTTTAATTTCTTCCTGAATACGGCCTTCTTCTGCTTTATGTAAAATGGAACAGCTTCCACTTCTAAAGCGAGAACAAGATATGCATTTGTCTACAAATTTGTCATATATAAAAACATCGTCAAAAATGCCAATATAGTCCACACAGCTGATTTCAATTTCGATTCGCGGATTTACAGTGTCATAATATATTCGGTTAACGCGGCTACACACCACATTATCATCCTTCCAAATCAACTGACTGTCCGTAATAGCATCCAAAAGACATTTATCATAGTTTGGGGCATCCATATCAATACGAGGGAAATAAAATACCATATCAACATAATAGTGCGTATCATCAACAATATTTACAGACCAATTTTGTTTCTTAATTTCTTCTGCCACATATTTGGCAAACATAGCTTTATACAGTTTAGCTTCCGCTTTTGTATAAACACAAACTTTACCACCAAAACTTCGATAACCTAAATAATGGTTAACGCTTGGAGGAATAGGGGATATTAATTTTAATTTCATAGTCATAAAATAAGAGGCGGGGTAACCCCCGCCTGTATTATTCTTCAGTTTTTACAACAGGTTCAACCTGTTTAACAACTTTTTTCACTTTTCTTGCAGCAATCTGTTTCTGCCATTTGTCATAACATTCAGGACTGCATACAATCTGTTTGTATGGATATTTTTCAACACCCACAGCACAACAGTAGTAGTCTTTCCCACATACTTTGCACTTAAAATTTGGCTTTTTCATAAAAACCTCCAATTATTCTACAATGTACCATTCCCAGAGACGTTTGCTGGAAGAGCATACGCTGGAGAGAGCTTCAGCAGAAAGTGCATGTACAGCTGGTTCATTACCGAATGTGATTGTAAAGTTACCATCAATTTTTGCATTAGGGAATACAAATTTTGTATGATAAATAACATCAGGGTCACATACATCACGGCATGTTACGTCAAGCACAAGACGGCCAGATTTTGAGAATTCGTCCTGAGAGTTTTCATATTTAACACCGGTTACTGCATAACGGTCATAGAAAATAATGATTTCTGTGTCAGCAGTAAATTCATCAGCACCGAATGTAAGTTTTTTGTTTTCAGCATCTACTGTAAATACGCCAGTACCTGTAGCTGTACCAACAGTAAGTTTTCTGTCCTGTGCACCGTTTCTGAGTGTCCATACTTCTTTTACTTCTGCACCTTCTACACCTACTGGAACATAAGAAAGTGTTGCAGATGTAGCTTTTGCAGCCATATTGATAATTTCGTAGTCTGGAACAAGCAGTGGAGCTTCTTCTGTAGCTTTAACTGCAGAACCACCAATCTGTGCCAAGAGAGCACCACCTACGATATAACCGTTGTTGCAGCTAAATCTAGATGTTTTATTTCTGTCCAAAGCAGCAAGACGAACACCGTTTTTACCTGTGCCGTATACAACTTCAGAACCATTTTCAATGCTACCATCTTTAATCTGGTCAAGCATAAAGAGAAGCTCGCCTGTTGAAATGCCGAACAGAGTAGCCATATCAATGCTATCAACAACGAGTTTTTCAGCATTAATCATAGATTTTTCCTCCTATAAAATAATAAAAGGCTAAACGCTTCCGTTCAGCCAATGAATTTTGTCCATATTTATTTTTTTGCTATCCACAGTACCACCATAGATACCCTGCATAACATAATTAAAGTCTTTATTTTTTTGTATCTGTTTTACGCTCTGATAAAACTGATATATATTTAAAGACCACACCGAAGTGTAGTCATATTTAAATTCTGCCGTATTTACTAAGGCAACAATAAGAGGGAAGAAGCGGTCTTCCTTCTTTTCTTTTCGTTGATATTTTAGGCGACGCCGTTCTTTTTCAATAGTATATTTATATGTGTGTTCATTGCCCGGCTTATCGGCGCGACGAGCAAAGTTGTGAGTTTGACGCAATATGTCAACAACTCGCAGGTAAACGGCCTTGTCAAAAATTTTATCGTCGAGGGCCAAATAATATTCTCCTGTAACAGGATTGGGTTCTTCAGATAGTTCGAATTTTGTAATATCAAAGTCACCAAAGACCAAGCGTAACCCTTGCTTATCTCGTTCACTAAACTGCCTATATATCATTAAAAAGAATTCATAATCATCAATTTCACCATAGTTCATTCCTGCATCTTGAAGTACTAACT